TACCACGAGCGTACAATTTATAGTCAGGTGCGTCTGGGTCTAAATAATCACTGTTTGATAAATCTTTAATTGTTGGTTTAGTATCAACAACTGGATTTGTTGTGCCGTTAGTTGCCCAACGTGCATCTGCAAATAAGACACCATCTGTACTTATTTGATCAGTGTTATCAATCAATTCCCACTCACTACCTGTGTAACGTTTAATTACTGGATAGTTTTCTAAATCACTTGTGTCAATCCATATGTCACCTGCAACAATAGCTGATTCATCACTTTGTGCAGTTGGTTGACTTGCACTTAAGATCGGACCTGCTGGATCTGTTAATGATAAGTCATAACCTCTACTATCATTGGTTACATTATGATAACCTTTCCAACCATTACCATCATGAATCATAATATCAACTTCAGTTGCTGTATTATAGTACCATAATGTATCATCAGCTGGATTTGTAAATGGTTCTGTAGATGAGTATGAATATGTTAATGCTCTAAATGGACTTGCTAAGAAAGTCACGTTTGCACTTACAACTTGGATACTTGGATCATCATCAAGACCTGCGTCTTGCACTGGTGTACCAACTGTTTGTGTAAGTGTAATAGTACCACCTGATAAGTGACTAATACTAATAGCACCACTTGATTCAACTGCCGCTACTACGTTTGGAACATTTGCCGCTAATACGTCAGCAACAAATTGTTGTGCTGTAGTGCCAGTTAATGTAACTGTTGCACTGCTTACACCAGATGAGCCAGGAACACTAGCATCAATTGTAAATGCATCATTTGTAGTAAACACTATTGGGCTACTTGGTACTGTACCTGTAATTTTTAAAGCACCTGTATTGTTCTTTTTGTATAATTGGAATGTAGCAGTACCATCTGTTAATACATTATAACGTACATATACAGCGTTAGTACTGATATTACCACCGCCACCAACTGGATCAAGACCGAATATAGCCGCTCTATCACTTGCATATAATGGTGCAGTTTGTAACGCCCATGTATCTAAATTACTGCTGTATTCTTTAACAGCCCAATTAGCACCATTACCTGTAGCACTAGTTTTAAACCATACACTACCGTTTGGTCTTGGTGTTACGTCTGAATCTTTCCATGCTGGAGCACTTCTGTAGTCATCAAATGCAATAGTTGGTCCATTAACTGTTTTAACGTTTGCTGACCCATCTGCTGTTACAAATAAACCTAGTTTATCTGCCGCATCAGTACCACCAATAGTTGTACCTTTAGCAATTTTTAATAGGCCGTCTGCTGTAGAACCATCACTTTCGCCAAGTGCGTTAACATAAACTTGTAACTCACCAGCGGCACTTACTGTAGCACTAACACCATCAATTGACGCACCGTTAATATCACTAGCAACAGAAGTTACTGTTGTACCAGTTAATGTAACGTTAGTTTGGTTGATAACCATTTTATCACCAATAACTAAGTCAGTTGGGTTACCTACTGTACCTGTAAGTGCAGGAACTGCATCTTTCCAATCTTCACTACCTACTAATACCCATGTGTTATCATAACGTTTGAAATATACTGGATTGAAAGAGCTAGTTGCTACTAAAGCATAAGAACCAATAGCACCATATGAGCTTAATGGAACGCCTGCTGATAAGTAATCTGTGTTTGTAATTACGTCTGGAGTTTTTAATGAAAAGCCTGTTTCAGTTTTTTCATAGATACCCCAGTTAGTGTCTGATAAGTCTAACCAGTATGTTCCGTCACTAGCAGAACCTGTTGGACGAATTGCTGTACCATCTAATTCAGCTAAGTTAACATCTGCACGTTGAATGTATACTCTGTTGGCAACACCTAACGCACTGTATGCTGTTAGTAGACCATATTCATTAAGTTCATGTGCATGAATTGGATTGTCACTAGCATCTGTTTTAAATATTGGTTGTCCAAATAAGTTAGTTAATTCACGTTGTGAAGTCACTGTTGTTAGTTTAGTTGCATTTGCTTTTGTTGTACCAGTTGCAACTGAACCACTTGGATTTTTCTTGTCTTGTGCAGTTGCTAATAAAACGTATGCAACTGTACCTACTGCGGTTGGGGTATATTGACTTTCATCAATTACGCTAACCTGTACTCCTGGTGATATGAGTGCCATCTTTTTATTCCTTTAACGAAACTATTATTGTATTAATACTTTATTATATTTATGATATTTGGCTAAAAAGTAGCCTATAAGATACCTTTGCAAAGGTCCATATAAATAAGTATATGAAAAACCGTCCTCTATGCCAGGCATGCCACAAAAGACCGTGTGCTATTAACTATAAAAAGGTGAATATAACGCATTATCGCAGTCGTTGTAGTCATTGTATTCGGTTGGAAAGAGGTATTAAATCACCTAAACCCAGATGGATGGATTCTGGATATCGTAAGAAAACATCATGTGAAAAATGTGGGTTTACAGCCAAATATAAAGAACAATTATTTGTTTATCATTTAGATGGAAATCTAAATAATGTTGATCCTTTTAATCTTAGAACAATTTGTTCTAACTGTCAGTATGTAGTTGCTCGTGAAGAGATTGGATGGAAACAGGGCGATCTTGTTCCTGACTATTAAAATCAAACAAGTCCTCTACTTTATTATATAAATCATCAAGTGTTGTGTTATTTGTTAAAACAGCGTCAAACTCTTGTCCTACCCAACTATATTCACTAGGATGTACACCTTTACTCTCTAGTTGTCCTCTGCTTAGAGCCCATGTCATGTTACGCTTAGGTCCTTTATTATATTGTACAGCCGCATCATACCAGTCTGGTTCAGGGCCACGTTTAACTCTAATACACTGTCCGCCTGCGGCACGTATTGCTTTTAGTTCATTAGGGAAACGACAGTCTGTAATTACTATGTCGTCTGTTGATTTTGCCAGTCTGTTTTCTAAACTAGCAATCCACATGTCATCATGGAATCCGTTACGAACTACTTCTGTACCAAAGTATTGTAGGACCCATCTAGGAGTAAGATCGGGCATGTCTAAACGTTCTGCCCACCACGCATCTACTTGTTCACGCCATAAACGGCTCTGCTTTGATCTACCTTCAAGCATTTCACGATCCCAATTAAAAGCGGACGCTACAGCATCTTTAAGACTGTTGGCAAAACTTTCTCTTTTAAATCCGTGAACGTTAACTAGATAATCAGCAATGGTGTCTTTACCACTGCCCATGAAACCGCAGATACCTATAATAGTTGACATAATTTCTCCTGAGTGAACTTATATTTTAACTAATATATAGGAGAGTGTCAAGTAATCTGATTAACCAATCAACCAAGTTAAAGGTGAACCACCATCCATATATTGAGAAATTTCTAAGTCTAATTTATCTTGAAGTGTAAACCCTTCTTGTTTTAATGCTGTTCCGTTTAATGCTGTACCGCCTTGTGGTCCTGCAATACTAGCAAATTTTTCACGTGCTTGACCTATGGATATCATAACCATAGCATAAGCGTATTCTTGAATCCACGGATATACTTGTGGATCATTTAATAACATTACATCAGGTTTATAATTATATGTGTGCAATAGAACTGTCTCGTATGCTTCACTTGATGGATTTGCTCCCATGCTTGGGATTTTTCTAACCAATGTTAATTTTTTACTTACTTTATTCCATGTAAAGTTCATAAATCCGCCAAACATACGCATAGCCATTTCTTGATATTGTGTAAACAATTCGTAGTTTGCCATACCACCTACTCTACCTGCTACTAGCATGTAAGTATTAATGTATCCTGTAGCAAATGGTTCAAATTGACTGGCGGTGGTGCCAGTGGTACTACCAATACCTCGACGATATATTTGTTTAACGTCTATTACTTCTTGTGGTAAGATATATTCTTGAGTTTCTGGATAAATGTCTAAAAAGGCATAACTTTCTTCAACGGCATTTGAACTACGTTGTCTATATCGATGAAAGGCTTGTTTGATTCCCATATCAAAATGTTCTTGATCAGCTTCAACATCAACTATACCATCACCCAGTCTTAGACGGACGTAATTTATAATTTCGTTTCTTTTTTCAGTACTGGTTATTAAACTGCTAGAATCAAAGTTGATAGGACCAGCGCCACTACCAACGTTTGCATCATACAGATTATCAGATTGTATTGCTAGATTTGCAGTTAAATTTGGTTTTAATGTAGCCATTCATAAATACCTTTTATTTTTAGTATTTATGTTTCTTTTTAGATAACTTTCAATAATATAGTATCTGCGTTGATACGTCCAGTAAGTTTAGTATCTGTTGTTTTGATATTTTCTAAAAACTTACGCAGTTGTACTTTGTTAGAACCTAAAAAGTCTTTTAACTGCTGTTCTGGTTTACGTAGAGTTTTTTGTACACTTT